TGTTCTTCAACATAGCCAGCCTGCTTCCCATAGTCTGGTATCTCTGGTTGGCTTCATTGGTCAGCGCTACGTTCTCGTCCCATGCGGCGGTTCCCATTTCCAGGGCCTCCGTGAATGTGTCCGAAGCGCCTGCCGCTCTCAGAAGCATATCCCGCATACGGATCTCTGTAATCCCCATTTCATCCAGGACGGCGATAGCGCTTTTCCCTTTAGCTTCGCTTTCCGACAGTCCTTTGATAAAACTCGCCATGGCTCCTGCGGCATCTGTCTGAAATGCCTGCTTAAATTCCGAAGCGCTCATCCCGGCCACGTTTGCAAACTGCTGTAGAGATTCACTTCCTGTCTCCACTGCAAGCTGCATATTGGAGAGCAGGGTACTGAAGGCAGAGCCTCCGGCTTCTGCTTCGATGCCTACAGAGCTTAAGGCAGCGGAAAAGGACATGATCTGCGCTTCCGTCATGCCCACCTGTGATCCGGCTCCGGCAATCCGCAGTCCCATCTCCGTGATCTCGCTCTCTGTGGTGGCGAAATTATTTCCAAGGGCTACGATAGTGGAGCCCAGTTTCTGGAAACTGTCCTGTGGCATTCCCGTAATATTGGCCAGCCTTGCCAGTGCTGTGGCCGCTTCATCCGCACTCAGGTTCGTGGAATCTCCCAGCATGACCATAGTTCTCGTGAAACCTAAGATATTTTCGTTCTGAATCCCCAGCTGCCCGGCTGCTTCTGCCACTGCTGCAATCTCTGTGGCTGCTGTAGGCATCTCTTTGGCCATGTCCCGGATCCCCTGACTCATAACCTGAAGTTCCGCCTCTGTGGCGTCCACTGTCTTCCTTACACCTGCAAATGCTTGCTCGTACTGGATCCCGGCATTTACTCCAGCGGCAGCAAGAGTTCCAAGGGCTGCTGCACTTGCCCCCAGAGCAGTTGCTCCAATTCTTCCTACCTTTGAAAGACTATTAAGCCCCGACTGTGCGCCTTTAAGCGCTGAGTTGAAGGAGCCTGCAAGTTCCCCAGCTATCTTAATTGCTACTTTATAATCGCTCATGGTGTTTCTTGCCCGCCTCCTTCTGGATCTCCTTTAAATCTTCGCAAAGATCTATGATGTCAAATAACGACAGGCCTAGAAAATAATCCAGGCCTGTCGTTAGATTTTGGGAAAGCAGGATGCATACTTTCCGCAGTTCTTTTGTATCACTCAGTCTTATCCCTCTCCGAAGAAAAAACTGGTCACTTTATTCTTTACTTTGATAGCATCCCTGGGCTTCAATGACTTGAAGAACTCAATCGGATGCCCTGTTGCGCTCGCCGCAATGATCAGTGTGTAGTGCAGGTCGTTTTCCGGAAGAACGGACACTGTTCCGGAAGAAGCAAGCACTTTATTGGCTTTTATCATGTCATCTGCCGTTACATTTTCCAGGCCAGAAAAATCCAATTCCTGGATTTTCTCGCCCTCAAAGTCATATGTTTTTGACAGCTTTATAATATTTTCTTCCGCTTCCTGGGTTGCTCTTTTAGTTTCTATAACTTCCATGGCATTTCCTCCTTAGATCTGAGAACGGATTTTTGCTAACATATCTTTTCCGTTCAGAATGAATTTGAAATTTAACTTGTCCAGTTCCAGCGTGGTCGTATTGTTGATCATCACTTTGATATAGAGGATCTCCAGCTCAATCTCTGCTTCGCCTTTCTTTCCCTTCACAACCTTGCCAAGGGTAGTGGTGGAGGCTTTCCCCCGTACCACAATCTTTACTGGGTAGTATCCGGTTGCCCCTGTGGCCGGATCCATGCACTGCATAGACGCCCGTAAAGTCAACTGCGGCGGGTTCGTGGTGTCCATCAGGCTGAACAGATCTTCGTAAAGCACCGCAAACGGAATCTTAATCTTCATACTGGAGAACTGCCCCGTTACCGGGTCTTCGATCTCTCCAAGGACGCCTGCGCCCTCGATAGTGTCGTTCAGTGCTTCCAGTTCCGGGAGTTCAATCTCGCCGGAGATTCCGATCAGTTTTTTTGCTTTGTCATTGTAGACATTGTAATGGTTTAATACCTCAGGAATTACAATACTCATCCTTATTCACCTCCTGTTAATGTGCTTGCAAGCAGTGCCGTGTCATACGATAGGATATTGTTAATTTCCTGTGCCGGGGTATACGGTGCAATGCTCTGCCGGAATGTCATCCTTCCTGCCAGAATGTCCGTATCCGGATTGTCGCTTTTTAAATACTGGATTGTTGCGCCAGCCCATTTATCTGGTGCATATGCAGCACAGCGGATATTTTCCGAATCCACCACGCTCTCAATCAGGATCTGGTTCATCGGATCATCTACTTTGTCAAAGTAAGACAAAATAAAGTTATTCCCCTGCCAGTTAAACATACGGCGCACCGGAAACCAGATATCTTTTGGATCCTGGCTGGACGGATAGGCCCCGGTGTAGTTCCCCCAGAGTTTCCAGCCGTTCATATTCATGGCAGTCGCCACGCCATAGCTGTTTACCACATTTGCCTGATCCTGATCCAGATTAACCTCCGTCCCATCTGCAAGGCAGGTGCCTGTTACTCCCAGCAATTTGTTGGAGGGGGAAATGCTCGGCACGTCGTCATTATTTGCGTCCGTGTAAGCGATCAGGGCAGCCGCCACAGCGCTTCCTGCAAAGATATAGTCCCCTACCCTGAAGGAAAGCCACAATGGATAACAGAATTCTGATGTGAATCCGCTGTTTTCCTTAACTTCTTTTACGTCCGTATATTTGGTAGCCGTGGCAGTATCCAGATCAATGATTGCCATTGCTTTAAATACTCCGTTGATGTTCGCCGCCTTGGCCGCAAGTGCAATACCGACTTCTGGCTCCTGGGACCAGCCAGGCGCAAGGAGCAATCCTGGAACAACTCCCAGCTTCGGATAAACCTGACGGATCAATTCCATTCCGGTTTCCTTTCCATTTTCTACGTTGTAGCTTCC